GGCACATTAACGGAAGAACTTATTACCAACATTGACGAGCGTGCTGCGAAAGTTGTTGCTAACGCTAAAGACATGGCTGATGCCGTGGCTAAAGACAAGGCTAACTCACAAGAAACTAAAGCCGCAGAAGCAGAAGCTATTAAGAAAGCTGCTAGTATTAAGGATGAAGTTGAGCGAGTATGGCAGAGCCAACTGACTCCGTACCTTGAATTTATTGAGGTGTCATTCGCTGACTTCACTGAAACAGGTAAGAAAGCGTTCACTAAATTAATTAAACTGGGCAACGTAACTAGAGAAGGGCAGAAGGAACACGCTGTTGACAGCCTACTGTTAGACCAAGGCGAGCTCCCTAGAGCTATCACATTAGCCATGCGTTCATCGGGCACACCTATGTTTACTGATGCCATACGTGATGTTGCGTATCTTACATATGCTAAGAAAACAGGTAAGAAGACTGACATCCTTAAGGGTGCACCATTCATTGACTATATGCTCAACAACCTTAAGATTTCCCAGGCTGAGAGAGATGCAGTGGCTGATGCATTACGTGCTGTTGCTATTGATATGCCTATGGAAGGCAAGACTTTTGAAGAACATCCTGTTGCTCAGCTTGTAGACTGGAATGATAAGCAACGCGCAGACCTAGACAAAGCATGGAACGTAGGTAAGAAGGAAGCTAAAGCTCCTACTGTTGAGGCAACAACCCCCGAAACACTACAGAGCAGATTAGATAGACTGAAGTCTAGTGGTGCCAACAGACGGAACGATGCTTCAGTTACTGAGATTGAGAACCTATTCGACCAGCTAACTCCTAAAGAGCTGAGCAATACTACGTGGCGCAAGAAGAATATAAAAGAATGGTTCCAAGATGGTAAGTTAAAACTTAACCAACGTTCGTTCACAAACTCAGAGGGCCAGTCTCAACAACGCCTAGCACCAACAGCTGATGTAGTAGGTATAAAAGAAGAGGTGGTTACATATGCTGATAAGATTAAGTCAGTTGCTGCTAAGCCTAACAAGACACAGCAGTTACTTGAACGCAAGCGATTAGAGCTTGATGCCTCACTTGAAGACATACTAGCAGAAGCAGAGCAGATAGCTGAGCAAGAAGCAGATACACAAGCAATGGTGGACTCACGCGTAAATGCACTTGGCGACTTCGACCAGCATCCAGATGATGTTAGTACTGCATTTGATGCAAGTGGTGACAGCATAGAGTTCTTTAATGAAGACGGACATCTAGCAGATGGCAAGGTTGGAGCAGGTGCTGCTGAAGTAGTAGCAATTAACTTTGTCAATAAACTTAAGACCCCTTTCAAACCTAACGTCAAGGCTTATGCTAATGCTGCAGCGTTTAAGTTACAGAACCTAGACTTATTCAAACGAGCTAAAGCTACTGGCAAGTTCGACGAGAATTCCACAGTGATGGCGTTCCACATGGGTAACGATGTTGTTCTATTCAGTAACTATATACATACTGATAAGCAGATTAAATCAATCTTGGCTCATGAAATCATTGGACACCATGGCCTACGCTCAGTAGTACCACTCACTAAACTAAAAGCAGTACTTGATAAGTTCTACAACTCAGATGCTAACATCCGAAACATCGTTGACCATGATATGGATATCAATGGTTCTGAGAGATATGTAGCTATTGAAGAAGCCATCGCTGATAAGGCAATGGTATTAGACTCATCGCTACTGAATAGAATCTGGACACTAATCAAGAACGCACTTAACAAGTTAGGTCTTACATTCGGCGATGAGTTATCACGCCATTGGGTTGGACAGATTAGACGCTTCATTCGCTATGGTCAGCAAGATGGAACCTTTAGCACTGAGGATATTATTCAGTCTATTAGAGATAGGAAGGAACGTGGCGATAGTATCCGCTTCACAGCACAGGCTAACAACGCACAGATAGGTAGTGACTTCATTGCCATGAATGCACAGAATAAGATTGACTCTCTAACTGGTGGCTTAGGTGGCATCAGAGACTACGCACAGAACCATGCGGTACAGGCAGCTATGAAATCTGCTGGCGGAGTACAGTCGTTCTTAGGTAAGAGCCTTGAAGCACTGCAGACAATGAACCATAAAGCTACTCGTAGTGAAGGACTGACAGACTTGTACGGGTTCTTCATGGCAGTATCAAACGCTTCTAAGAACTACCTAAACCATTACCAGCTTAAGACTAAGTCACAGTATGGTGCAGCTTGGAATTTCAAACCTTATGCTTCTAAGGAAGATAAGCTACGAGCTGGTGAAGTGTTGTCGTTCATCTCAATATTCAAGGGTAAACAAATTACCGACAAGATGTTAGGTGGTATTGCAGATTTAGTTTCGTTTAATGAGTTTGGTAATGCATCTGTCAACGAGGAGGCTCTTGCACAAGCACACGCACAGGCTGATATCTCATTAGCTGACCTTAAGAAAGGTATTAAAGTTGGTGAGGATGGTTCAGTATGGGGTACTGCTACGACAGCACCTTGGTTACATGATGAGTCGTTTACCGAAGACCATATCATCTGGAAGATGTATAAAGAGAACCGTAGTGCTACTGACCAGGCTGCCATTGATGTCCTTACTGCTGAGATTAAGAGTGCATTTGCTGAGAGGGGTGCATACATTAGCGACCTACGCAAAGTCAGAGGCGCAGCAGGTGAGAACCTAGACAATGCAGACACAGAGTTCTTCCATGAGTTATTACAAGAGTACATTACTATTAGGCATTCCGAAGATACTATGGTTGATGACACCCTAGTATTAAGTGAAGCAGGCAGAGCAAAAGGTAAAGAGTTCTTAAGTGCTGTCATACGTGGTATGCACGAGAAGGAAAAACTTAACGACATATCGCTATCAGTTACCAGTGGTACTGGTGAGCACGGTGCCTTGTTCAAGGGTAGAACTAAACTACTTAAGCGTGTGCAGTCTATCCACAATAAGAACATAACTAAGAAGCAAGCGTTCAAGATACAGCATACAATCCAAAACTTATTCATTACTGATAACCATTTACAGAACATCCAGATTGGTGCCAAGCGTACTATCATGGGCTCATATGTTCAGCTTGTACGTGACGGTCAGTTCCAGGTTAGAGTCCAAGCGTTCTTACACGACGGTAACAAACGTGGCAACGCTGTATCTTTGGATGAGAGTCTAGCAGCACAGATGCCATACTACCAAGTAGATTCTAAGGAACAGGCTAAAGGTATCGTAGCGTATTTGGATAGCACTCTTGGTAAATCTGAAGATGGCAAGACCAGACTAATTAAGACCACTGATAAGGACGGTCAAGAGCGTACGGTAGAGCTAGTAGCTTTGTATGGTGAGGCAGCTAAGCAGTCTCCAGCATCTGGCTCAGCTTCATACCGTGAGATTGCAGGCTTACTTATTAGACTAGACATTAACCTAACCCCCCAACAACAAGAGAGAGTGGTTACCGAAACATCACGCTACGAATCACAAGCTCGTAAGCACTTGATGCGAACAGGTAATCCAGGTTGGGACAAGAACGTACTGAAACACATTGCTGCTTACTTAGAGTCTAGGGCACATGTTGCTGCTAAGTCTGAGTATCGCTATGCGATTGAGAGATTGATGGCTGATGCTAGTAAATGGAAGGGTGATAGAAAGACTCTAACTGACCTAGCTAATACATTGACTGAAGCAAACAAAGGGACTAATGAAGAAGCTAAGTTCATTGCCAAGCAACGCTTTGATACGTACGCGTATATGTACCGCCATTCTGCAGACACTAACGTAGACGGATTTGAGACTGTGGAAGTAGACGGTAAGCCAGTTAAGATAAACCTTGAAGGTCGTGGTCAAGTGTACCGCGACGAAGGCTTGAAGTTGTTAGCATGGTACGACCAAACTAGAAACATTGTAACTAGTACTGAGGACAAACTGTCTGGCCCAGTAGGCTCTAAGCTTAAGATGGCTACTGTTACTATGCAGTTAGGTATGAGTTTCGCTACAGCAGCAGTTAACTTAACATCATTACCACTACTTACTATACCTAACTTAGCTACATACAATGCTGAGCGTGGGTTCGGTGGTGGATTTGGAATGGCTAAAGCTAGTACAGCAGTGGCCAAAGCATTGGCTGACTTAAAGAATCCTAGGTTCGGAGAGACAGAGTTCTTGTACGATATGGTTAGGGATTGGAAGAAGGTTAACGGTGACTCCGTATACAACGAATATAATATGACTCTTGAAGAAGCAGAGTTTATGTTGTTTGAAACTGAACGTGGAACCATGGCTCCTGCACAGATGAATGCGTTACTTGGTTCGGCACGAGGTGGTATCCAAAGTGCTTGGGCTATTAAAGGTATCACTGGTTGGATGTATATGTTCTCACAGACTGAGCAACTGAACAGACGAGTATCTGGACTGGCTGCATACAGGTTAGAACGCACACGATTTGTAGCTGCGAACCCTAACGCTACTGCACTAGAGATTGATACCTACGCTAAAGATAAGGCAGGACAGTTTGTGTACGACAGTCAAGGTAACTACGACATGTACAACAGACCAGAGATTGCTCGTGGTAATTTGTTCCAGTACCCTATGATGTACAAGCAGTTCACTCTGTCTGCCATCAAGTTGTTTGCACAGATGGCACCTAAAGAAAGGGCCTATGCTATGGGTATGTTGTTCTTAGTTTCTGGTATGAAAGGTATGCCGTTCGCTGACGATATCATGGACTTGATTGATACACTGATGCAGTTCTTTGGTATGAAAGTTAGTACCGTTGAGAAGGCAGCACTTGAGATGGTTGAAGACATTGCCCCAGGGTTTGGACCAATCTTCTTACGAGGTGGTGTGGATAGATTATTCGGTGGTACAGTATCAACCCGACTTGGCTTCGGTGACTTGTTCCCATTGACTGGTGTCTTCAAAGCTGGTGCAGACCCATGGCGTGAAACAGAGAACGCATTCGGCCCAGTGTGGACAACAGCTGCAGGTATCTTAGGTACAGCAGGAGCATTGAGCAAGTATGGTTTAGAAGCTATAGGTTTGAGAGAGGGACGCACGAGTATGCAATCCATTCTTAGAGAGTCGCCTATAACTTCGATACGAGCTATCACAGATGCATATACATTCTACGACGACGGTATGATTACCAATGCACAAGGCAAGGTAGTGTCACGAGATATGTCAACATGGACAGCAATCACAAGACTACTAGGCTTCTACCCAGCAGCTGCGACAGCAGAGAATGACATTGTTAGGATGGCTAAACAGGCTGCAGACTACGCCAGTGACATACGTTCTGAGTACCGCAATGCGTACATCAAGGCTAAGATTTCGGGCGACAGAGAAACCATGCAGCAAGTTGCTACAGAAGTTAGAGATTGGAATGTGTCTGCGAAGGGAACTGAGTTTGAGATACGCAACTTCATCAAGTCAGCTAACAGAGCCTTTAGAGAATGGAACAGAACAACATCTGAGAGATTCCTAAAGGCTTCGCCGAAGAACATGAGGGAAGAAACTAACTGGTTGAAGGGTGTATTTATAGACTAGTTGACCATTTGTAACTGCCCTTGAAGTAAATCATCGGCAGCTATATCAGCGTCATTAAGAATACCAAACAGTCTAGGGTGGTTAAGGTTAACACCAAGCACATAGGATTGTCCTAACTTGATTGGTGTGTGCTTACCTAGGAAACATTTCTTAGACTTAGGTGTAGCGTCAACATTCTCTAGTACTAGTTCTTGAGTGAACGACTTATAGTCATGACCAGCCATGGATAACCACTTACGGAAATGGGTGCGGTCAATCATAAGGGTACCACTACTAAATACTTCAGAGATTGTCTTACGGAATACATCGAACCTAACACGTACTTCACCACGAGGTAAGCGTTGGAAGTCAACGACAGGCTTCTGCCCTGCTGTATGCATAACAGTGACAGCTACATCAGCAAAGTCACTGAGGTATAGTGAGAGGATATCGAACGAGTCCATCTTACTCTCAGCTGCAACAGTACGGATAGCACCAATCTGTTCAAGTACCCACTCGGTACCCTTGGTATAGTCGTAGTCGATAAGTCCCCAGTCCTTGGCAAGTTTAGATGCTAGGTCTGACAGGATGATTGCTTGTTCCCAATAGCGTTCTTCGCCACGGAACTCAGCGTCATATCGCTGGTGGAATGTTTCAGTAGCTTCAGCGATTACAGCACGTAAGTCATCAGCTCCCATCTCCATCAGTTTGTTTATGAATGTGTGTCCGACGTGACCGTAATTATTTGTTACAAAGTTATAGAGGTTTCGTCCTGCTGAACTATCCTTTGTGAACAGCTCGTGTGGAGGCACAGTAACTTCAAGCAGTCGAGCCATCTGTGCATCAGTGTCAAGTCCAGAAGATATTAACTTAGATTGCATTGACTTATTTGTGGATACAACGACAGGCGTTGCCCAAGTCTTAGCATCTCGTTCCACAGCAGCTCGGTTCAGTCTGGCTTTATCTTTACCTTGACTCACCCAGTAACAGAAATCACCAACGTCTTTATCTTGCATCATGGTTACTTCATCAATGGTCATAGGCAGGTGAGCATACAGTCCCATCCTATTGAACAGTGTGTTCTGTGTGAACTTCGCAGCGAAGTGTAGCTTGTCTGGGTCACCATAGATTGATTGTATCCAGTACTGAGCCAGTGTTTTACCACCACCAGTCGGGCCGTATAGGGAAATTGTTAGCCCCTTTAACCCAGTGAAATTGTACAGTGGTGCTGAGAACCCTACACCCAAAGCGAACATATGGCTTGGCATGTCAGCACGTTCTAGCATGTTAGTCATCTTAGTCCACGCTGCTTGGTCACCCTTCTTACCGTACATGTTTGCACCTACTGAACTCGTCGCAGAGGATAATGTAACCTGTTCTTCCTTAACACTACCATCAGTATCTTTACTAATGATTGTATCTCCAATGACAAAGCACGTATTCTTTTCTTTCCAACCCATCGTCGTGTAGAGATTAGTCATGGTACGTAGTTGTCTTAGTTCTTCCATGTAAGTTCTTAGCATAAGCTGAAAGTACTCCGTCTGTCGTTTGTTAACTAACACAATGCCTTGGTCTGCTATCGCGGTTGGGAACTCTCTGCTCCCATCAGTTAGATAAGCTTGGCGTAGTTTGAGTTCAGTCCACCCAATGTGTGGGCGTTTCCAATGGAAGCGAACTACTTCATACTCAAGGTGGTCATCACGTCCATACCCTACAGGATATATGTCAAACTTGCATATGTCAATATCGGTATCATCAATGGTCATCTTGATACCCTGTGCTGTACGCTTGAATGGTCTAGGCATTGGCACTGCATTAGCTACCTTGTCTGGTGCTGACTCAACCACGGTTACTTCTTTATACTGGATACCCAATCGTGCAGGTGAGCCTACCTTACCCGCATACTTACATCCCTTACATCCTGTTGGTCTGTCTGACTTGAACTTGTCACAGGTTGTTGGGCCAGTAGCATTCTCTTTCCACTGTGCTACCTTGCCTCGGGTTACTGACTCAGAGAATGTGTCGTGCCCCTCGCTCCATCTAACCGCAGTATCTTCTGGGTCAACACAGAACGCAGCAACTCCAATGAGGCTATACCATAATGGTTCTGGTACATCCTTCTGGTTACTAATTGCCCAAGCAATCTGCTGACACTTTGTTGATACGACAGAGCCCACAGCTGGTGGATACTCTTGGGTTACTGCTAAACTACTCAGCAACGAACCGCCCTTTGAGTGTCGAGCGGTGGGTGGTGGGACATACTGAACGAATTGCGACAACGTATCTGAAAGAGACTCAGGTGTAACAGGGTCGGCATCCAGCAACAACTTCACCTCATTACCATTCTTTGGATTGTGAGTACCCACTGGTCGTAATACCAATGAGCTATTTGTTGTGAGTCCTGCGTCTATCTCGAACTGTTTATCTGCCGCTGCTAGTTTCATAGCATTAGCAAGAGGGTTCCATTTGTGTGGTTCTAGTTCTCTAGTTAGTACCCAGTAAACATGCAGTCCGTTACCAGACCCAATGACCATAGGCTTGGGTAGTTTCATCTCCTCGACAAATTTACCTAGTGCTTGTAGTCCTTCTTTCCATGATGGGTATGGCTTTGTTTCACCACAGTCTACGTCCAGTGCAACAACTTTGGTTGCCCTAACATTCTCCTGCTTCCTGTTCCCCTTAGTCTTAAATGCTGATATAGCATAGTAAGTATTGTTGTTTGTTTGGTCTGACCTAACACAGACCTTGGCTAATTCTTCTACGCTATCGAAGAATCCCTGTCTATTACTGCCCTTGTTGATGACAGTCGTGACAAAGAATCCTTCGGTAGGTAGAACGCGTTGTAAAAATTCCAACGTGTTCATATGGTGTCCTCCTCAATGAAAAGAGGGGAAGTTCCCCTCGGTAGTCTGCTTAATGATACTCCTCTAAGTACTCAAGAAGTTTCTTTTTTCTCCCCGCTTGGTCTAAGATTATGATATCGGGTGATGGCCACCCTTTATCTGTCATGATAGTAAGAAGTCTTCCCAGCATGTTACGTACTTTAATATCATTGCCAAGGCGCATGGGTTTCCCCTTACACCAAGTATGGTATGTCATACGTGACACGCCTATCACCGACGCCATGTCAGTGATAGTAAGCAACATGTGCTTACGAAGCGACTCCACTTTAGAAAAATCAAGTGGGGTTCTTTTAGTCATCGGCAGCAGCTCCTACAAGTGCAGCAATGTCATCAGCCAAGCTGTTTGCTCCAGCATCTACAACGGGTGCAACATCTGGCTCAGCAACAGGTGCTTTTGCTTTAGGCTTTGCCTTAGGTTTAGGCTTCGCTACTACAGGTGCTGCGGCAGGTGCTCCAAATCCATTAGACACAGCGGCAGGTGCTTCAACGACAGGTGCTTCAACGACAGGTGCTTTCTTAGGTACAGCAGGTACATCAACAACCTTTTCACCAGTGATGGTTAACACTTGGTCAGTGCCGAACAACTTATCTACTGCTGCTTGTGCATCTTCCGTGATGTATCCACCAAAACTAAACTGAAGCTTAGGGAACGACGCTGCAGTATCAAACGATACAGATGTCTTAACAATCTCTGGAGGAATGCCTCGTGAAGATAGTTCCTTCTGGTAACTGTTCAGTCCTTTCAATGCAGCAGGTGTTACTTGTAGTAAGTACACTGTGCCCGAAGCATCATCAGCAGCTACTACTGCTAATCGTTTCTGGTCTGCACATGCTTTGATTTCAGCACCTTGTGCTGTTAGCTTAGAGCCCCAAGCGTTCTGTGGACATGAAGCACACAAGTCGTTCTGTGGTTTAGTGCTTGATGTGTCGGGGTTGATACCAGTCAGAGAGAAACAATCTGGTGCTGAAGTGTCAGCGTCTGGTGTCCATGCTTTTTCATACCATGTCTTAGACAGGTTTGGGTTAGCACCCACGATGATGACATCAATCTTGGTTGAGTCAAGGACGGTTTCTTCTCCATCTACTACTAGTCTGAAGCGACTACCTTTGATAGAGATACGAGGGAAGCCTTCGTTTCCTCCGCTTAGACCACCAGTTAGAGATGTTGCTAGTGCTGATGGTGCGCCGATTTTAGCTGCTAAGTGAGCTGGTACTTCTGTGTTTAATGGTACGATACTTGTTGTCATTTGTAACTCCTAGTTGTTTTATTAGACATCGATTTTTGGTGCAGGCTTACGGACATTGACGTCAATCTTTGTGCCGTATGTAACTCCTGCGGGGACAGCGTTGTTCAAGTCGATGTATCCTCGAACTGCTACCTTACTTACACGCTTTTCGAACAGGTCATATGCATCGTTGTCTTGGATAAATCCAAGCATTGCATCCCAGTCCGCTACCCTAGCAAAGTCATTGGTAGTTAGAAATGCTGTACCATGATTGGTCTTGAAGGACGTTACTCCATCAGCATCTGCTTTCTCCTTTAACCATGCTTCGAGTTTAGCCATGTTCTCTTTAACACCTTTGACCTCAGCCTTAGCTGCAGCCTCGATGGTTTCTTTCTGTCCACGTAATTTCATATACGTTTGGATTATTTGGTCAACTGTTATTGCCATACTATCACCTCGTTTCTTGTTGTATTAAATCAAGAAGCAATCCTTGTAGCTTTTGTTTACTACGTAGCCTGTCATACATCTTAGCCTCCACCGCAATGGACTCTATGTGCACAACATTCGATACATGCTTCTTACCTATCCGTTCAATGCGACCATTCGCTTGAACATACTGCTCGTTACTTGTTATCGGCCCGTACCAAATGATAGTGGATGCCGATGTTAGTGTTAGTCCATGAGCCATTGTCGCTGGATGGGCGATTAGAACTCGTGGGTCTTTACTATTCTGGAAGTCATTGAAGATTACGTTACGCTTGGTAGCACTCACTGCACCATTGATAACTGCGGTAGTCCACCGCTTCGACAACTTCTTCTCTAACATATGTAGCGTTCCTGTTAATGGAACGAACAGTATTACTTTCTCTCCTGCTTCCTCGATTACCTCCTCTACTGCTTTAATCCGTGGCGAACAATCCAACTCAATGTTCTGTCCGTCATCTCCATAGACCACACCACATGCTATCTGTACGAGCTTCTGTAACTTGACAGCCTCGTTAACAGCAGTGATGGAACCTTCCTCTGCTAATTCAATTACGAAACGCCTAAGCATTTCCTTGTAGTATTTTTCCTGCTCCTTAGTGAGTGGTACTTTCCTTGTCTGGATAATAGTATCTGGCAAGTCGAAGCACTCATCTCGTGTGTACCTAACCGATGGTTGCAATACATCTTTGACAATGTCCACTGACTCTGGTTTAGGTATCCACTTCCACTGCCCTATCTTCAACATCACTTGGTCACGGAACGATGTGTATGTGTTGGTACAGAATGGGCTGTTGACTAACTTAGCTAGTGCCCATGCATCTGTTGGGTCGTTAGGTGTTGGTGTTCCAGTCATCAGCCACAGCCTAGCTTGTTTATTCTTATCCATCCACTTACGGAATATCTTAAAGCGGTTAGTAGATGGGTTACGTAACACCGCCGCTTCATCTACAATAATTAAATCAAACATACCAATGGCTTGTTCGCTGATGATATTAAATCCATCATGGTTAATAATGTAGAAGTCAGCTTTCGCATTCAACAACTTCAGCCTACGTGCCGCAGTACCATGTAGTGTCAGTGCTGTACGGTGTAGTAAACCTGTGAAGATACTGTCGCCCCATACTCTCTCGAGTGTGGATAGTGGCGAGATGATTAAACACTTCTTAACCTCGCCTATATTCATTAGGTAGTCCGCCGCCCATAGTGCTGACTGGGTCTTGCCTGTACCAATATCATTAAGCACCAGTGCCTTCTTGTGCATTGTTAAGAACGCGGCAGTTAGACGTTGGTGCTTATATGGTGTGAACTCACCGACCCAGTCGTAGTAGTGCAGGATTGGTGATGGAACTATGATGCCTAGATTACGTAGGACTTTTACTTCATCAAGCTTGTGCGGTGTTACCACTATGTCGGCACCCTTAACTGTCATCAACTTAGCAGTTGGTATACAAGCTAACACACGGTTAGGGTTGGTTAGTTTAAGGGCAATAGCTTTTGCCTGTTCGACTACGACCATACTGGTACGGAGTTGAGTATGTATTCCTCAACCTCTGCTATCGTTGCATCATCGTAAACTAAGAAGCACTTACCTTCTGCCTTCTCAATCTCTTCCATACACTTAACTTGTAGTGGTGTTGGTTTCTTCTTGCTGTCGGACTTAGCCTCGATACCAATAGTCCTGCCATGTACAATAGCCATCCTATCTGGTACACCTGCTCTACCGAACGGCCCAGACTGTGGGCTGTAATACCATATCTTGTGTTTCTTAAGCATGGTATCCAGCTTACGTTTAATCTTTCCTTCTGGCGTTGTTGCCATATGTTTCTCCTCTTCTGGTTTATATTATACTTACATTTACATTGCTGTCAACTATAGTTTTGCGTAGTCACACATATGTTTCGCAGGACACCAAGGGCATAGCCCACTTGGTTTAGGCGGCCAGTTGTCATGTTCTGCTGACTCATATATCCTGTTGATACGGGTCATTAGTTTAGCCCACATAGCGTTGGACTGTTCACGCTTGTAAACTTCTGAGTCCATCGACATATCCTTCAGCCATATCAGTGAGGTCTTTACCTCGTTAACTTCTGGGTAGTGTCTGAAGATTTGTAGTGCGAACATCTCCATCTGTGTGAAGTCTGGTCTGCGTTTGCCTGTCTTCCAGTCACCGACGTAGGCAGTGTCGCCCTTAACAATCAGTATATCTAGGATAGACCTAAGCCATGCACCAGGTGCGAACCAATCTGTTGGGTCTAGGTTCTCATCAAGCGTAAGCTTCTGCTCGGCAAGTAACTCACCACCCTCTGCTAAGTCCTCAAGGGTTGTGCACAGTACCTCATAGCGTTTTGTTTCCTCAGTCAGTGGTGTCTTATCTCTAAGCCTTACCTCCAATGCTTCATGGATACGCTCACCATATGCACTGGCTACACCACCTTGGTCTTGTACTTCTTTGTTAATGCGTTGGTGCATGTATCTCTTTGGGCAATTCTCATACATCTTTAATGCTGAGAACGAATGTGCTAACTTCATTTACTTCTCCTACGTTTGTTTAGTTTGTGCCAAGGGTGTATCGGTGGTTCTTCTTTGCTCATACTCCTCTCCTATTTAGCTTCGCCATAGTTGTTGCCCATACCTGCTTCACATGCCACTGGTAAATCTGGTGCCCATGTAGGTGGCTTGGACATTTCTTCTATCATGAAAGCCATTGCGTCATCAGCTTCCTCTTCCTTTACAATAATAATAATCTCATCATGTACTTGGAAGGACACATGGTATCGCTGTCCTATTCGTACTGACTGCTCTGCCACTACTGTCCTAGCTAGTGCCTGTACTATATTCTCTACCACCTTGCCACCGTAAATCTTAATCCAACTGCTATGAGCTAGAGCCTCACCTGCCCTATGCTTACTCACTGCACGAGGGTCAGACAAATACCCAAAGCCACCAGTACTAGCCCTAAGCTCGGGATAGTGGATACGTAATCCATTGGGCATCAAGATACCGTTATGGTCATAGGACAGAATATCGTTAATCTGTCCACTACCACCTTGCAACATGGCTGTTAATACCGTGCCACACCTACGCCAGAAACCTACTATTCTGTGGTTCTTCTGGCGATACAGGTTTACAATTCGTTGGCCTTCAAACTTGTCTATGTCAACAGAGAGTCCGCCTTGTCCTTGAGCTAGGGTATCAATAAACTTATCAGCACCCATGCCGTAACCTAAGCCAAGTATACATGTTTTACCTACGAAGCGTTTTAATTTATCAGTTTTATTTACAGTGTATCCATACACATCAGTAGCGAACTCACTGTACACATCTCGCCCCTGTTTAAAGGCATCAAGCAAGTCAGTCTGATTGGATACATACGCTGTCATACGTGCTTCAATCTGTGATGAGTCACAAGCAATCATCTTATACCCGAGTGGAACAGTCAAGGACTCACGCATTGTTCCATTACGTGGGAAGTTCTGCAGGTTTAGTTTATCACCACCAGAGAACCTACCTGTGTGAGCACCATAATATTTAATCATGATTGGTAGATAGCCACGCTTAGATACCTCAACCAGTCGAGCTGTTCTCGTTTCTTCAATGGTTGATTTGACTCCGAGCCTTGCCTTTACAAGGTTGCTTACTTCGGGGTTGGGGTGGTCTGCTAATGCCATGAACTTCAAGTCTGTCTTAGCAAATGCAAATGCTACCTTGCCAGTAGTTGGGCTAGTCTTAACTGGCACTTCTACCCCTCGCCCTTCCAACAGCTTAGCAAACATGGCGTTACTCATGAGTGCCTTCTTAACCTGTGCCTCAGTGAACCCTGTGAGGTTGAGCGTAGCGATTAGGTCAGACTTATCCTGCCTAACTTCACCAAGGTGTTTCTCCAACATATCAATGTCGAGTATCACAGTTGGCTCGGTGTACATACGCAGTGCTTGGTCAATAATCATTAGCTCATGAGCAGGAAATGTTTTCTTTATCACGTTGAACAACTCATAGGTTATGTCCGAGTCTTGCACACAGTAATCACATAGGCTTTGTAGTTGTTCTGGTGTCATGTCAGCCAGTCGTATGCCCTTGGTATCTGCTAGTACCCCGCCCTTCTTGCCGAGGTTATAGTGCTTAGTCAGTGCATCAAGCGACGTACCTACTGACATCTGATACTCGGGTTTGGACATGCCCTGTGTGTCTAGCCATAGCCTTGGTTTAATACCATAGACCCATGCTAGTACAGCACCATCGAAGTATGTGTTGTGGCAAAGGATAGCCTTATCAGTGTAGTCAATACTATTAAGAAAGCCACCAACATTCGTACCACTATACACATCAGTCGGGTTACCATTCACCTTAACCGATACACACTGCACCTCGAACCTATCATCACGAATGTATGCTTCCATAGTCATCTTGGATAGGGAGTACTTCGTATCCCAGTAGGTTTCAAAGTCAATCGTTACAATGTCCATGTTATCCCCAGTCGAATTGTCTAAACATTTCATACATCTCTTTAGCTTCAGCCATAGTCATGTTGAACTCTCGGGTTGATGTTTGTATATGTACCTGTATGGACATAGAAAGTTTAGAGTTCTGCTCGACCATAGGTTTTGCCTCCTCTGCTAGTGCCTTACCAATAGCGTCCTTCATAGCACCATTGATGGGTTGGCTCTTAGGTTTAGTAAGTCCAGCTGTGGACTTCACGTTGTACACATAGGTTGTCTTAACACCCAATGCTCTAGCCACCTGCTTCGCTGTCTTGCTAGGGTTAGCTCTTACATATACTAATATTTTATCTTTCATCTCGCTCATATTAACTCTCCTGTAAAGTAAATTTATCTACACCATGACCGCAGTCTGGTGAGTATTGGTTGGCTATTCCAACCGCTTGTTGAGCACTAGCACCCATTGCTAACGCCCCGTATGCAAAGTCCTGCCCACTACCAAAGGCACAAGGGTTACGACCATGCTCCACTGGTATTGGTGTCTGCTCGTAGCGATGCAGACCATACTCATCTACCACTATGAAATGACACCAGTATGCTCCCTTCTGTACCTCGGGGAAGTCCTCGTGGATAGCACCTGCCTTGTACCACTCTCTCATAGCAAGGATAGCACCTAACGCTCCTGTTCCTGTCAGCAGTACATCTTTGTACACCCATGCTTTATCAACACAGTGCTGTATCTGACCGTTGGTTGATGCCTTGTCTACGGCTAAAGTTCTGCCGTCCCATACAACAACACTCATGACTCAAACACCTTGAACTGTCTGCGTAATTCCACACTGTTATTGTTGCATATGCTGTCTATTGTTTTAGAAACTTCCTTAGGGGTAGGGCGTTTCCAACTCCACCCATAGCTATGTGATAGGGCTATGTTAGTTAGTAGTTCTGTTGGGTAGACTCCATCTCTAAGGCTTGTGAATAGTAACGCCTTGTTAGTTTCATGCGACCAGTCTGGTCTGCTAATGGGTGTGTTGTTACTCTCAATCTTATCAGAGATACCCTCAAACACATTCATCTTGGCTCGTACCTTAATACCATCTTTAAATACTCGCAATGCTCTCAACCATACAAGTCGTTGAGCAGGGATAGGAACTAGCCTATCATCTGGTCGGCGGTTAAGGCACTCACCTGTTGTTAAGTCAAACGTAATACCTTGGAAGTATTCGGGGGCTTCTTTATACAACCAACTCCACCATGAAAAATACCTATGCCTGTACTTATCATCACCCATTAGTCCTTCAGCAGTGAGCCTATCAGTTTCTGCATCAAACTCTATCTTCTTTAGTTCTACATTCTTAATCACCTCTGAGTTTGAAGCAAAGCGATACCTGCCTTTGGCAACTCTAATAGCAGAGAACGGTATGGCTCTATGCATAGCGGATACTATTGTCTGTGCAGAGTAACGTATCTCCTCGGGTGTGGAAGTAAACACCACTGTATTGTTAGGTAAGAACCTGCATAGCTCACGACTCCATGTCTTTACTATGTACTCATCACCATCTTTAAATATCCTAGCCCAAGCACGTAGAGGCTTACCTTTGTCTGGAAATCTAGCCCGTTCAAAGTGTGCTTTGATACTATCATAGTCCGTTACTGTTGCTTCCTTTAGCCAATCGTACATACAATCTCCTATCGTGTTAGTTTGTTAAGGGTTACTGCGGCGGTCATGCTATCAACATCAAGGTCGCCAAGCTCACTGCCTATCGCTG